TTAAACAAAATGTCTTGGACTGATGAAGGGCACACATATTTTAGAATGGATGACTTCTATTCTTTTTGTAAACGTAACAACTGGGAGATGGATAAAATAAAAACAGGTAACTTAATAAAAACTTTGAAAGATGTTTTTATAAAAGAAGAGCGCATGGCTTTAAAAAATCAAACACCTCGTCTTGTAAAAATAAAAGCGATGAGAAAAACAAAACCGGAGATAAGCCAAGAGAAATACCAGGAGACGCCTTTTTAATGAAAGCTAAACAAGTCGAATACAACAATATAAAATTTAGAAGCATATTAGAGTGTAGACACTATATGTTGATGGTAGATATGTTTAGGTGGAAAGTTGAGTATGAACCAGTTGTTGAGGGTTTATACGGTTGGTTACCTGATTTTTTAATTAGGGCTAATTCTATGGAGGGGAAAGATAGACAAACCGAAAAGCCTATGTGTGATATTTTAGTTGAGGTCAAACCTATTAGAGATTTTCAAGAGTGGATAAAACATCCTGACTTTAATAAAATAAAAAAAAGTGGTATTGAAAAAACTATAGTTCCATATGATTTTTTAGTCATAGGTGCTACTCCTTTTTTAGAAGACCAAGATTATAAACCTGCATATGGTTTTTATTGTCCACTAGGAACATACAGACAAATGAATAACAAAAAATCGTTTACCGCGGATATGGCATATGAAAAAGACATGTATTCAATTGACAAAGAGGGCCCTTTTTCAACAGATTTGATTATGAAAGAGATTGATAAAAACTTTGTAGATCTCCATGAAACAAATTTTTTAAATAATATTAGTTTATATCCAGCTGGTTTAGAATATGCCGATTGCGAAATAGATAACTATTATGTTGATATAAGTTCTGCGTGTAAAAATAATAATTTTTCTAATGCGCTGTATAGGGAAAGTTTAAGGTTTTGGATTGAAGAGAGTTGGAATGAAATATCATCAGAGAAAAGGTGGAACCCAATTAAATGAAAACAATAATACTAGGGCCACCAGGTACAGGTAAAACAACAACACTATTAAATTTAGTAGAAGAGTTTTTGCGTGCAGGCACAGACATAAAAAAAATAGGTTATTTTTCTTTTACAAAGAAAGCTGCATGGGAAGCAAGCACAAGAGCTCAAGATAAATTTATGTTAGATCAAAAAGAGATACCATACTTTAGAACTCTACACTCACTGGCATTTAGAATGTTAGGTGCAAAAAAAGAAAATGTTATGAAGCATTCTGACTACAGAGATTTTGGTTTGAAATGTGGCATACCTATAAAGACAGCATGGTATGAGGAGAGCAATGGTATATTTAATTCTGACAATGAGTATCTTCGTTTGATAAACAAAGCACGGGTTTTGGAGATACCTGTATTGGATTTGTACGATAGAAATCAACATGGTATGGACATCGAGAGAGATTTATTATATCTTCTAGATCAAGAACTTACCAGGTACAAGCAAGAGAAAGGTTTAATTGATTACAATGACATGGTTTCAAAATTTATTGACCAAGATATTTCACCGTCTTTTGACGTATTATTTATTGACGAAGCACAGGACCTCTCACCTTTGCAATGGAGAATGGTCCGGAC